GTGTGCTTCCCGTGAGGTTGAATTTGATCGTGTAGAACGTCGCCGTATTGATCGTCAGCGCGTTCTGTCTTAATAGGCTCGGCGTTCCTGTCACCACGCTCAGGATCGAAAGATTGTCGCCGCCAGCCGCTAATTGGCAGGTGTACTCGGTATCGACGGTGCCATCCTGTCGAGCAATAAGCATCGGCGTGAAGGCATTGCTTTCCGTGCGCAACTGGGCTTGAACATAGTGGTCTGCGCTCGATAAAGGTTGACCAGCACGGTAGTAGGCGCTCTGATTGATCGACTGCCCTTCGGCATATACCTGCGAGTCGGTGCGGATGACTACAAGGGCGCCGTTATTAAAAAACTTCGTCCACGTCCACCCATCCGAACTCGCCTGCCCATCAATGTTGGCGTGATTGCCGACGTCGAAGTTGTCCTGGATCGCCGTCCGAGGCCGAAGCGGTTTCTCTTTGGGAAGATCGGACGGAATGAAGGTCTCGTAATTGTCGATGCCGTACTTCCTGCGCCAGACGCTGAGAAGTTTCCTGTGAACGTTGCCGCCCTGCCTGCGAGCCGCGCGATAGTCGGAGTGGATGACCTTCCGGATGTTGTCCCACTGCGCGCCTGACTTCGGGCACGGATAAACCGCAAACAGTTCCCCGAGGTTGAACCGCATACGCCCCGATGCTTCCGGCATCAAAGGCGGACAAAGGATTGCTTCGTCCGGATCGGAGTAAATACCGAGTAGCCGATTGACCAGTTCCGGCATTGTCGGCGCTACGAGGGCCTCTGGAATTCTCAGCATTTGGCGGACGGTATCCAGTTTCTGTAAGGAGATTGATTCCTTCAGTGATGTGCTGAGAAGGACCTCGCCAGACAAGGGATCTCGGTCCGTCGCGACCAGAATGTGTCCCTCGGCCTCTTCTCGCTTCGCCTGCGCCGACAGTGGGCGAAGATCTAAAATCCGGTCGGTGGAATGTGGCGGCTCCCAGCGGGATTCCCGCCACACCATTTGAGATAGCAGGTACTTCAATCCTCGATCTCGACTTCTTCGGTCTCGGTGCTGAGTACCAACGTGACGCGGAACCAGGGCTCCATGGTGTCCGTCAACTGCCCCGGCTGCCCGGTGTTCGATGGCGAGAATCCGGACTGCTCGAGACGGACGTTGTACTTGGTTGCGATGTCTTCACTATCGGGAACAATCCAGATGGCATCCGCGCGGCACGCATAGTACAGGTCCCGAATGGCATCATTCTCGGACTGCGGGTAATGGAAATTCAGCGAGAAGATAAGCCGGTCAAACTTGATGTTGTCGTAACGCTTGCCGCCCGTCGTGATGTTCCGGATTTTCTCTTCCATCACGGTGTTTCCGAACAAGTCGGACGACCACTCGACGCCGCGGGGCATTAAGGTCAGGTCGTTGATCGAGGATGGCTCTGCGGACGAGTAACCCAGCACTCCGCTCATCAGTGCGCCGTGATCGCGCCTTGCATCGCGAGGACCGATTCCGTGATGGCGGTCTGGATTCCCGCCTTGTTCTTATACAGCCAGTCCAGCCAACCTTCGGGCGTGATTCCATCCGGAAGCACGAAACTGATATTGATGTCACCGTTGATCGTGTTGCCGCTACCGCCGCCCAGCATGCCTTTATCGGCAAGGCCACTATCTAAGACGAACGAAGAATCCATCCGCGCCATCTCGGCTTCTCTCGCGCGCCATCCGGACCAATCCTTCAAGAGTGCGTCAACATAACCGCCCTTTTGCTGCCGACTGATAGCGCCCATGGCGGCCTTCGCTATGTTCTTATCGGGACCCTGCGATAGTTCACGCATCTGCGCCATGAAGGAGTCGTAAACTTCCTTGACCCTCCGGCTTCTTTCAGTCACCGTCAACGAGTCATCCGCGGAAATCCGGGCTATCTCGGCGCCCATCGCGTTTTCAAGGCTGGTAATCGAGTTGGCCGCCTGCTGCCCAGGCTTCCATCCGCCAGCGATAACTCCCTGAACCGCCGAAATCGCTGTACCGGCGCCACCGAGGAGTGCCCCCACGGGATTCAGCATGCCCAGAAGGCCACCCGCGCCAGCCGCACCGCCACCGCCGAAAAGATTGCCGAGGAGTCCACCGCCAATCTTCTCCGACATGGGGCCGCCACCGCCTCCGAATATGCCTGACAGTAACCCGCCGCCCTCTTTGCCGCCACCGAACAGGCCGCCCAGCAGGCCACCGCCGCCGCCCCCAAGGATTCCGCCCAGTAAACCGCCACCGCCTCCGCCCTGATTGCCGAAGATCAGACCCGAGGCCCAGCGGCCAGCCTCTTGCCCGAGACCCGTCAACCCATCCTTGAACGGTTTAAAGAATCCGTCCAAGAATGACCGGCCCATGTCCTTCGCGGTATTCAACGCGATATCTCCCAGCCGCTTGAACGAGAAGTCAAAGTCGACAATCATGTCGACTAGTTCGTCGGAGATCTGACCGAGCGATTCGCCCCAGGACCGGCTGAGTTTTTCCGACTGCGCCAGTCGCTCCACTATCGGACTGATTTCGACTCCGAGTTCCCTTGCCGACTCCGCGACATCCTCTAGGCTGATCCCGAGTGCCTGCTCGATCTCTTTGGCGCTCATGTTCTGCCGGTTCAGTTCCGCGATGGTCCCAGCCAGTAACTGGATCTCCTCGCGCTGGGCAGTCAGGCTGTCTCTGGCCTCATCGGCACGCCGGCCGATCATATTGCCGCGAATATCTCCGGCTGCCAGCGGCGGGCCCCCGGGCATCGTCATATCGACGGGCAGCAAGATCGGGTCGAACTGGCGTGACTTCGTTGCCTCATCCACCAGCCGGATGTTCTCCGCCAACATCTCGTAAGACCGCGACGCCATTTGAATAAATGGAATGCCTTTCACCAGGCCTTGGATTAGCGGATCTTGGGAGTTTTTCAGTGTGTCCGTATTCTTCGCTAGCGCCAGCATGACCTCCGAGGTCATCATTCCAGCCTTGTCCAACTCTTTAATCGCGGCGACTAGTTCCTGAGAAGGCGGGACCGTATCGGTGAGGGACAGCTTCAGGGCGTCAACGGATTGACGGAAGCGCTTCTGTTCTTGATCCAGTTCCAGTTGCTTTTTCTTTTTGTCTGCTGCCGCTTTGTCGGCTGTACTTTTCTTTTCGAGGTCGGCGAGCAACTGCCGCATTTGCTCATCCATGCTGCCCGCGCTGGTGCTGCTGCCTCCTTTGACCCCTGCAAAACTGGGGCCTCTGGGATTCATCGCCCCCTGGTAGAAGTTATATCCAGCGGAAAGAGCGCCAGGGATGCTGATCATGGAAAACCAGTCGCTGGCCGTCATGTTGCGCGGGTCTGCTGCTTTCGTCGGGTTATCGCGTAACTTCCCGGCAAAACTGACCATCGCGCCCATCTGCGCAATGATTCCCGTGATCGCGAGCGTGATTCCGCCAAGGGCCCCGACGCTCTTGATCCCCATCAACTCGAATCCCTTAGTCAGAGTCGGCAGGAATGTCGCTATACTCGCAAGTCCCACCAGCACTCCACCACCACCAACCAGCGCCAAGCTGATACCGGCAAGACCCTCCGCTATCTCTGGATTCTTCTTGGTCCACTGCGTTGCCGTCGCAATCCACTCATTGGCCGTATTCACCAGATCCGTCAATTTGGGGAGAAGCACGATGCCGATAGAATCCGAGAGTCCGTGCATCGCAGCCTTCGTTTCTGCAAGGCTGGCGTTAAACTTCGCGCTCATGACGGCTTCGGCCTCGGACATCTTCAGCCCATACCGTTCAGCCTTGTCACCAGCTTCATCTAATGCAGCGGAGCCGCCCTGGAGGAATGGGATCAGGTCAGGACCGACAGCCTTGCCAAAGAACTGAGCTGCGACTGCCGACTTCAGCGCACCGTCGCCCATCTTCGAGATTCGGTCGGCGATCTGGGGCACGACTTCGGAGAGTCCGCGAATGTTCCCCGCAGAATCCTTGACGGAAATCCCAAGCGCATCGAAGAACTTCGCCTTCTCGCCGCCCTTTGTTGCGGCCGTGACCATGTTCTTCGAAAGCGTATCGAGCCCGGAGGACAACTGTTCGAGGCTTGTCCCTGACTGGTCCGCTAGCAGTTTGTAGCCAGCAAGAGTTTCCGTGCTGATGCCGGTCTTCTGCGAGGCATCCAGCAGCGCGTTGCCGTAGTTCGCTGCGTTCTTCGCCGAGAACAGAAGTGCTCCACCGAGAGCCGTCCCCATCGCGACAAAACTCGCGCCGATCGTGGCCGCGCCGGCCTGGAACTCCGAACTCTGGACGACCCGTCCGAGGCCTTCCAGTTCTCGCTTGGCCATCCGGGTGCCGGACACAAATTGGTCGGCGACCAACTGGAGAGTGACTCTTAGATTTCCGAGTGGCATTTATGCGTTTTCGGCTTTGTGGATTTCGGTCTGCAATTCGCGCTCGACTGCCGCGATGCTGGAGGACTTTGTGGCGCGGACAGCGGGAATCAGGAACGGCTGCGCGGGCATAGTGCGGCTGGATCGGCTGCCCTGACCTGGATAGCCAAGGGCGCGTGCAGCAGCCGCCTGAAAGCTCGAGCCGGTCCCGAACTCTTGATAGAAACCGTGGTCTACGGTATGGGTGCCCACCTGAATCACCGCTTCATACAGGCTGGCCCCAAAACTCGGACCGCGCATGATATCGCCGGCCAAAGCTCCCGTCCGCCGTGGTGCCCGGCTTCGTGCAGCATCACGGACTATATCGGCGCGCGTCTTGAGTGCTTTGGTGAGGATCGGCTTCTTCCCGACCTCTTCCAGCTTTTCCAGTCGCCGGTTGAGTTCTTCAAGTCCCTCGATCGTGACGTTCACGAGGGCTTCCGTTTTGACATAGCTGCCGCCAAGCCTTTCATGGTGTGAAGCAGACTCTGCGATGTCAGTTGCGTTGGAGGACGTTCCATTTGTTCACGCATCCGCAGCAGTGGGTACTTGTCAATTCCGATGCCTTTAGGGAATTTCTTCCGGTCGCAATCGATGCTTGCCACCAGTGACCAGTCCAAGCCAGCACGTAAGTCCGCGCGTTCTTCGCCGAAGGGCTCGAGGTCGGCATAGGCCATCCATGCCGAAAACTCATCCATCGACATCCGCTCCAGCATTTCTTCCCGGATCATTCCGAGGTGTGCTGCCAGGCGGAAACTGAACCGGTATTCGTACTGGCTTCTTAGTTTTTTGAGGCGTCATCCTTGGCCTGCGGGCGACCGTCCGCCTTGGCCCGGACGGCTTCAGCGATCCTGTTGCTGTCATCGAGAGTCATCTCGCTGCATAGCTTGACGTCTTCAGGATTCTCCGGATTGAACATCAAACTTCCGTCCGGATTACAGAGCACCGAAGCGGCGACGAGGCCCGAGTTGTCATCCTTCGGATCGAGGAGACGGATTCTCTGGTAGGCCTTTTCGGAGAGTTCAAGGATAAGAACAACTTCCCCGTCCGAGAGTTTGACGTCTAAAATTTTTGGGCGGCGGAGCAGAAGATCCGCACGTGTGAGTGCCATAAATTCAAAATCCTCCTACGACGGCGTTCCTTCGTTCCAGTTGATGCCGCCGGTAATCTTCAAGGTGAAGTTCGCGACCTGGGCGACGTTGGGTTGAATGTCGACGGTGAAGCCGCGGACCAAAGCCTGGAAGTCGAAGAACCCTCCCCATTCCGGATGGCTCAATCGGAAGGTTTGCCGGGCCTTGGCGAACTGGTCGGCAATCAATCCGGTCGACGGACTCTGGCTGGCATGGTCCAGGCGCAGGTTTGCCGTGATGGCGAGCTCCACGCCGTCGTCGAGGCCGGAAATGTATTCCTTCGCACCGTTAGGACTCTGCAGGTGCGTGACTTCGACGAGGTCGCTTAAGGCGCCGAAGCCGGGAATGTTCGTGACTTCGGCAATCTCGCCGAAGGTCTCCGGGCTGTCGCCGTTGCTCTTCTCAAGCAGCGCCAAATAGCCCAGATTCGCTTGGGTTTCCATGGTCATGGGGATGTCCTCCTTTAGGGTGCGAACAAGAAAAAGGCCGGGGTTTGAGGCCCCGGCCTGCGGTGAATCAAAAACTTGTCTGTGTTAGGTGCTTAGGTGTCGAACACCAGCGGATCGACGGTATGCGTAATCTGCCACTCCGACGTGACCCAGTGCGTGCCCGTCGGGTCGTCGTAGTAGTCCCGCTCGTCCATGCGGAAGATTCCCTTAATCAAAATCAGGCTCTCTGGAGATGCTTCGTCGCTAACGGTGCCTGCAAATCCGCTCAAGCAGGTGCGAACCTGATGGGCGAGCTGCGCCGCGGTCATGTAAGCGTTTGCGTCCTTCGCCACGCAGCCGAGATGGAAGATGGATTCCACCGTGATGGAGGCGTTGCGCAGAGTCGGCATGTCGTGGGATTTGTCCAGTCGATAGATGATCGAGGCGCCTTCCATCCGCTGGGGCAACTTGCCGCCGTAAATCCGGCCGCCTGCGATCGCGACCACGCCACTGTGCGCGCCAAGGATTCTCCCCAGCGCCTCCTTGATCAGCATTTAGGTGATGTTCTGCGCCTCGACGTGCCACTCGACCGGCAGGCCCATCGGCATTTCGTTTACGGCGCGGATGTCCCAGACTTTCCCTTTGAACACGATCTGATGGATCGCGGGATCAATCGCCGGCCCGCCCATGCTTTGAGGGAGGCAAAAGTACGGAAGCCGGAATAGCGCAGTCGACAAGGCCTGACGTTTCTCGCCGGCCAGCCGGTCTCCGCCCAGGTCGGGCCACTCGCTGCCTTTGCGGGGTTCGAATGCCGCAATGCTCTTCATGCACGTCCCAGCAACGTCAACCGGCTCATTGAAGGCATTCTTTTCAACGTTCATCTTCTGAATCGTAATGGTGTGGATGTAGTCGGATGGCTCGACGATACCGCCGCGCGCGCCTTTACCGTACACGAGTATTCGCCCCAGTCTTCAGGCACGCCGAAATGCCATAAGGAAGCTCGACTCCGCCTTCCCCGGGAAGGGCAAACGGCAACTTTCGCCAATACCACGCGGTGATCAACGCGCGCATTCCCTGCTTGAGGATTGCCCCGTGGCCCAGCGTCCAGAACGGATGCGTGCTGGAGTATCCCGACTGGAACCGAATTCGAATGGCGCTCGACGGGAACGGAGTAAACGACGGCCAGCCTTCCCCATACGCGGGCATAACCAGGCCGCGCGGCAAGTCGACGATAAAGTCGGTGTTCTCTGTCAGCATGTTCACCGTCCCGCCAGAGTCCGTGTATTGAATCGATTCCACGGACTGGAGCGGGGCGCGCAATCGGATCTCCCGCTCACAGAATGAGTCCACATACAGATCCCATCGTTTCAAGGCCAGATCTCGATTCTGTTCGATCTCTGCCCAGCCGCGAGCCCCGGAGATGTAGCCTTGAATCGTAAAATTCTCGTCGTCGCGCTGGCAGTTCAGGAAGGATTTGGCCTCTGCAACGGTGAAGGGTTCGTCGAACTCGGCCGGGCTGGACTCGACCAACTGGAGGACGCCGTAGGATTTCATTTTTGAGATTCTTGTGAGGCGATGAGGGCTTCCAAAGCTCGCCGAGCCGCAACCACTCGTTCCTTTGCCAAGATCAGTTCCTGGCGGAATTCATCCACGCCGTGCCAGCTAGGAATCTTCGCGTAAACACGCTCACGTCGCGCTACGGCAGCCTCAAGTTCGTCAAGCAGCGGGGCGATGGCTATTGCGATCATGCGTGCTGGAGTTCCCTCTGCGCGGCGAGAATCCGACGGATCCCGACCTGTATCGGCACTCTCGCCGGCATCGGATTTGAACACTGGACACCCTCGGCATAGTGCGTTGGCCGGGGAATGTACTGCGGCTGGATCTCTGATCCGAGTTCGCTATTGATTGCTGCCACGATCTCATTGAACGTTGTGAGCGTTCCCGTGCCAATATCCACAACACTCGAAGACCAGCGCGGACTTTCGGTGAGTTCGAGGATCTGATCCACGACGTCGTCGATGAAGATAAAGTCTCGCGATTGCTTCCCGTCGCCGTAAACCTTCGGAGCCAAGCCGAGCGCCATCTCGCGGCACCACTGGGAAATCACTGTCCGGTTTTCGCCGGGGCCGTAGGATGGGAAGATCCGCAGGCCGAGAGTTTTGGTCTTGTAGCACTTTGCCAGGGATTCCAGGGTCAGCTTGAACCGCGAAAACTGCGTCTCCTTTTCGTAGACCAACGCGGATGAGGCATACACAAACAGGATTCCACGATCACCGCACAGTGGCAGCAATTGCGAAAAACTGTCCAGCTGCTGCTTCATTTCATAATCCGGATTCTGTTCGAAGACCGGATGGACGTGGCTGCCGAAGTGGAACAGGATCCGCGTGTCGGCCGTCGGCATGGACGTTACGTCGCCAAGTCGGGAGGCCAGCGCAGAACCGATGAAGCCGTGGCGGCCGATGATTGCGTGTCGACTCATAGTGGTGGTCCTTGTGGTCTCATCTTGAGGACGGATTCAGCGATTGCCGATCGGATTCCCGCATTATTTTTGTAGAGCCAATCGAGCCATTGCTCAGGCTCAAATCGGCCGTCAAGAGTGAACGAGATATGTATATCGCCCTCGATTGCCTTCGGCTCCGGGGAAGGTCTCGCCACTACGCCAATCCCAACAAGTGCGGCCCAAAAGTTCCGGCGAGTCATCACGCTGGCTTCGCTCCTACGG